ATTATTCCGTTAGGCAAACCTCTCTCCACTTCTGACAACTTAATCTTTTCCATCATACCTTTGTACTTTTGAGGGTCGTCATTTTCGGATAAAAACGACAACCGGTTTAACATTTTGTTTTTATTCTCGTTTTGTTTAATATTTTGCTAATTAATTGGGTCTTCGTAAGTACGTTCTTCCAATTCCGCATAAGAATAGGCTACGTCCGTTCCTTTAGTTAGAATCCATATTGCACCTAATGACATGAACTCATATACTCCGCTTTTTGATATAGCGATCTTATTGCAATAATGATATTCATTATTTTCAAATGTAAGTTCATTAAATCCATCTGTTGTTACAACTGAAGTATAACCATAAGTGCTTCCCATTGCTGCATTATATATTGTCAACGAGATTTTCATCCCATTATATTGGACAGCCTCTGGAAGCATATACATACTCTGGGAAATTCGGTTTGGACGGCCATTCCGAAATTCAGAGCCAAAAGCCGGATTCAAAAAGAAATACCCCTCGTTTGCACGGAAATCATGCATCCGAACAAATGATGCATTGGCAATAATTGTCCCCTCAACTTCAACATTACGTCCCTTGAAGCTCCCAGTCAGAAAATCAAGGAGTAAGTTTGGTCGAAACTTGTTTGCCGGATTCATCGGGTCATTGTAATTAAAATCTTTATATCCGCCTACCGTTTCTACAGCAGAGCCATCGGCTTTTATTCCGTATTGCGAAAACATATACTGCCCATAGAACACCGCACTTGCCAGCTTGGCGAAATTCGCCATCAGTACCTCGATAAAGGCATACTGTATCTTGTCCATCACTACCCATGTCGCCTTACTGCCGTTTGCCGCATAGTCTGTCTTGGGGTTGACACCCTTAAATGTGCCCTCCTTAGCCAACACGTAGTATTGACCTTCACACAGTACCATCGGTGTCGATAGAGCCGTACGGGTGTAGCCTGTGGATGCGGAATATTCTCCAGCCGGATAGACCAGCGGACCGATCGGTCCCTGCTGGAGATACTTCACTTCTCCCGTCTTGCTTGCCAACGCTTTCTTTGCCATATCATGCTGCCGTTGAGATTGTCCATGAAACATTGCCGCCTGCCTGCTGGCACATAGCTTCAGTGCAGGTACCGCTTGCCGCAGCCACATTCGCCGTAGCCGGATTGAGAATGACCCCTGCCGAATCCATAAAGACAAAATAGAACAGCATATTCTTTGCCTTCGTGGTCTGTCCCCGCTTGACAAGGATAGGCGTATAAGTCACCGAACCTCCGGAACCGGAAACAATCGTCTCATCCTCGGGATTGGGATTAGTTATGATGTCGTAGGGGTCTGACAAGTCCATCACCGTCTGCGTGTCAAGGCCTATCAGATTGCCGCCCTGCGACACCTCCACCTTAAAGATGCCCGTAGTGTCAACCAGGCTGTCCGTAACGGTCAGACTCTTGCCGGTCTGGTCGACGAGTGTCTGCCAGGCACCGTTAACCATCCTGGACCACTTGTAGGTTAGTCCGGAGGTGATCTCTGACGCTCCACGTCTCGCCATTGCCGTGAGAACGACACTGCCTCCCTTCTCACGGATGGCAAAGTATTTGTCATCTCCGGAAACGATGGTCACCACGTTCTGGTTGCCCACACCCTTGGTGATAGGGATGCTGTAAACGAACTGCACCTCATCCGACACGTTGCCCACGGTCACCGTAGCCACCGCCTTGACGCTGCAGCTCGCACCGGACGACGCCTTCACCAGGTTCTTCACGATCTGAAGCCCGTAATAGTTCGTAGTGCCCGCCTTGTAGGGGATGTACTTGAAATGCCCCATCTCGCCGCCGAACGTGTTCGTGGAAACGTTGGATGTGAAGCTTATCAACACGTCATTGAAATACCACCTGATGGAAGAGGGCACCACACCCCCCTCAGCCACCCGTGAGGAGGTGAGAAGGAAGGAGAGCGTCGGCTTCATCGTGGTGAAGTCGGGGGCTATGTTTGTCGGAGCACCCGATTCACCATCATACTCTTGATAGAGGTCGCCTTTGTCGCACATAATCGCTGGCATGTAAACGCCAGACTTTTGCGAAAAGATTACCTGCCCGACCTTACTCGCTACGCTCATCGGTCACCTCCTCCCCGTCTTTATCCATGAAACCCTCCGGAGTGGCGACCTCCACCGGATCTTCCACGCCGTCTATCTCACCCTTGGCCTGCTGCGGGGAAAGGCACACGCCCCCGACTACTGCCGCCCGGTCGAATACCGTATCGCCGGGAAAGCCTGCCACATCGGCCTGCCATAACAGCACATTGCCGTCGGCAGTGCTGTTGCGGATTCCTGCCACTCCCAGCTTGTCCGCAACCTCTCTCGTCACTTTGATATAAAATGCCATACTGCTATCGATTAATGGTTAAACATCCCTTTTCCTTGCCACTATAAACTTACCGCTGTCATCCGTCACGTACTTGCCGTCAGATGTCACCACCGCCGCATACGGGCCCTTGTCAATCACCTTCAGCTGTAGCATCATGCCGTCGGTGCATGGGATGGAGGGCGAGTACCCGGCAGCGGCCAGCACGTATGAGGAGGCGCCGGCCGCCTTCGTGTACCATTCGCACTCAAGGATGGCCTGGGGATTGGGGACAATCCCTGCCGTATCACGGATGACCGGTTTCGGGTATATCATCTTGGTTCCGTCGGCCACCTGCTGCGGAAATCCCTCCCAGTCAATCTCGATGCTGGGAATACGCCTGCGGATGGTGGTGGAGACATAGTCTATGTCACTGTCCGGCTTGGATGAAGGAGCACCGTCCTTCGAGTACGATGCTTTCACGACGTAGGTCTGTTCGTGGCCGATATAGTCCCGGTCTATGGTAAGCACGTTCTTTGTCAGTGATACGAACTCCCAGTCATTGTCGCCGTTACCGTCGGTAATCTGCTCCAGTGCGCCCGTATTCAGCTTCCGATAGAAGAAGAACTTGCACTTGTTGGTTGCTGTGACATCTACATCACCGACAAGCAGTCTGGCGGTGATGGCCTGCCTGGCAATGTCCCGACACGGGTTCCAGTCAAGTGCCGACGGAGAGTCGACCATCAGCTTAGGTTGCGCCTCGCTGCCGTCAACGGCGCGGACAAGACGGCTGAAACGGTAGACGTGCGTCTGTCCAGTACGCTTCACATCGACATACTCGGCGTAGAACTCCAGTGTTACCGGACTGCCGGGAACGGTATTCTTTTTCACTTGTATCTTACCCTTCTCGGCTCCGGTCTCGGTAATGACATAGCTCTTGTTGGCAGATGTAATCAATGTCCGCACACCGTTCAAGCGCTCGTACCACTTCATGTTGACCAATGACGCGTTGACCGCACCCACCTTGACCACCGCATCCGGGTCGGTGGCATTGCACCGGGGGAACAGCGTCAGGGGGGTAAGCGTGTAGTCCGGAGTGTACTCGGCCTTGTCAGCCTGGTACACCTGCACGTCCGGCACGCTGCCGACAACCTCTATCCCGCCGCTGGTCTGGAGAGGGCGGTAGTTGACCTCTATCTTCTTCTGTATAGTCTGCATAATTAGAAAGTTATATAATTCATTGTCTCATAATTGTTCTGCCCGTCACGCAGCAATACCCGTGCGATGAACTTGCACCCGGTCATGTTCATATAGTCGGGGCCGAGGTCGTTGACCGTCAGCGGCAGTGACTTGCCGGTTTCCGCGTGTGCGACCGCCCAGGCGTTGTCCTCGGTGACGTTGCCCGTATCGCGCGTCCACTCCACATCACTGTCAAGGATATGCGCCGTAACGTCACGGTTGTACAGCTCACCGGTAATGGTGAGGGTGGTCGCAAAACGCTCCGCATCGAAGTACCAGCCGTTGCTGCTCTCAATGTCGATGCTGAAATCCGGATTGCCCTCGATCATTGCCCAGGATGCGGAACCGTATTGGGGTTCGTCCGTGGTGCCCGTCACCAGGCACATCCACTTGCAGCCATAATGATACACCGCATCGTAGGTTTCTTTTTCTGACTTATACGGGTCACTAACCGCTTCGCTTGCACTCCATTTCCCGCGGTTGTTCTCGTTGCGGATTGGGGTGCCTTGGTAATCTATACGTAGGATGTCCTGTAAGGCAATACCACGGCAATAGATATAACTATGGCGGTAATTTATAGGCAGGTTGTCAAACAGTGACAACTGTTTTAACTTGCCTATGATGATGGCATAGTTATTCTCTTCCAGTATGGGTTTCGTTACGCCATCGAGCATGCAGATACACTTCTCACGAGAAGACAGATACCAATAACCCTGCCGTTCCTCATCCACCGGGTTGCCACGGTGTGATAATATCATCAACGGCTCAGGAGGATAATTCTTGCCACCCGGCACCTCGCTATCAGGGTACATCACAGCGTTGAGCATATTGGCTGAGATGTCAACATGCAAGACACGTAGCCAGGAGGTATAATACTTGCCGCCACCTGATGTAAGGTCATTGACAACACCATATACAACATCGTTTTCTGCCAGTGCAGTAAAGTCGTTATCCCACCGCTTCTTCATCTTCAGGCTGTATGTGCCGTCTTCAAGCTGCGATACACTTTCGATAGTACCGGACTCGGAGAAGGAATAGTCGCTCTCCATGGCAGAGAGACGGTTGAAGATAAGTTCAAGGACAGTAAGGGAATCGCGGACTTCAAGGCGTTCAAACTGCGCGCGGCCGTCAGGGAATATTCCGGCACCCTTGCCTGCGACCATAGAGTCGATAAACTCGCCGAACTTCAACAGAAAATTTGTGCCGTCAGACTGGTCTTTGCGAAGGAACATAGCCAAGGAACGCAAAGCCGAAAACACGTTATTATCCGTGGCCGGTGTAGAGTCATTCCTTCTTATCACATACACGCCACTACCACCACTGCCCGTATAGGTCTGTCCCTTCAGAGTAAGGCTCTCAACCTTCTCCTCCAGCTCCCCAATACGGGAATAGGCAGCGGTTTCCCCGACAGTGTATATAGGGGAATCATAAGGCAGGTCAAGATTGAATTCAAATCCGATAATCCTTGACTGCCTTCCGTTCTCGAAATAGGCCTTGTTGATAAGGTTGACCTTTTGACCGATGCTGTAGAGGTTGTGAATGCCGTCCTCACTGTATGCGACATCCGACATCATCTTACAGTTATATGTAGAAGGGTCTATCTTTGATTTGGCAACGTACTTATCGGCTTTGTCCTTTAACTCCAACTGTGCTTCTGCTACCAGTCCCATTTCAGCTATCTTCATGGGATTCCAGCCCGATAAGATGTAAGTATCACCATTTTCGGGGATAAGCACTCCATCCGGAAGCGGTCTGCCGTAGTCCTCATTCCTGACTATCTCCCAAAGCTGTGCCTCAGGGTTCCAGCTACCGTTCTCCAGTTTCTCCGGCTTTCCCTCAGGGTCGAATGTCACAGCGAATTCCATACCATTCAACTTGCCGGATTGGAAAGTGATTTTCAATTCATTACCGGGAAGGATATAGTCCTTTGAGAAGGTAATGCCAGTATCCTTGAAACGGTAGGCATTCCACTTCTTTTCAGTGGTAGTCCCGTCGGCATTTTCTATTTTGTCAGTGTATTCCTTGGTGGTAATGTCCGACATCGTGCCGACCCTTCGGGGATAGACCTCATCGAAGATAACCACTTGTTCGATGGCTTCCTCGATGGTCATACCAGGATAAGCGTCTATGTACGGAGTTCCTTCGGGCAACATTAAGCGTTTTTGCACCACGCCGTTCAGTACTACAGTCTCATCAACGGGGCGGTAGTCAGATGGGATATTCTTTGTTGAGCCGAAAGCATAGATACGGGTGGCGTAGGTGGACCGGGATTCTGATCGTGGCATTTCCTGCACATTTTTCCCAATCTCGAAATCCACCGCATCGCCAGACTCACAACGTCCGAAATGGATGATGTTTTCAGTCACCCAGCATTCGCAATCCCATTTCTTTGCCATAGAGAAGCAGGCGTCAAGGATGTTGATGTTGTCATAAGTCATCAGTAGCGCCTTATTCTCTACAGTGCTGTTAATGGAGAAAACAAAATCTTGTCCTTTGTATTTGTAACCAAGAGCTTTTAAATTTCTAAGGACTATACCGGCTTGAACATCAAGTGAAGCGGTGAGATTCCAGGACGCTTCCTGCCCGGCCACTTCGGGGGTATATTTAAAGATTTTGTTTTTCCATTTCCAGTAGTGGGCGTCAAGCTGCAACTCATAGTCGTAGCCTGCGCTATCGGTGTTGAATTCTGGCTTCTGCAAGTCACACACCTCGAACAGCCCGAAGTCGCACTCCACGTATGAACCAAGTTTGAAGAATATAGGACTCTCCAAGGAGAACTTTAACGTGATGTAGTCCTCCTTCATAAGAGTAAACTTACGCTTGCAGCCTTCATTGGGAAGGGTAGTAAGCAGGATAGCACCGGATATGTCTTTGATGTCGATTTGTTCCACGTCTTCAAAGTTCGGAGATAAAAAAAAAAGTGCCCAATTTTGAGCACTCACATTCACGACAATAGAACCAATGTCGTGAATTAGGTTCTGTTTGCCGGATTCGGTTCGTTGAACTTGGCTGAAATTTTTCCGAAAGTTCGGTCTAAACCCTGTGCGTAAGTGACACTCTTGCCAGTATAAATAAGATGGTAAACTTCGCTACTATTAGCCGGGATTTGAATATCAATCTTGTCTTTATAAAGCTCATCGAAGAAAGCTTTTTTCTTTGATTGATAATCGGACTGGGAATTTCCTTCAATTGTGAACGAAAGTGTTATTTCCCTCTCATCGACTTTAGGATTATTGATTATTACCCGTTTCCCATGTTCAAGTCGGCTTTTGTTCTCAATAAAATCCTTCATGGGAGCGGATGCCCCAATAACATCAAGAAACCCCTCTCCCATTCTCACACCCCATGTTGTATAAGCGTTTTCGCCATTAATTAATAATTCATCCATAGACTATAATTTTGCTGTATTCTTTTTAACTTCTGCTATATCTCTTTGCATCTGTTGAATAGGTTTGACGATTGCCCCTGTATTTTCTGAAATCTGTACCAGTTCAAGATAAGATTGCGCTATCAAATTCCTCGTATCATCAGCAATATTTCTTGTTTCCGTATTTATGGAAAGTAGAGCATCTGCTTTTACTGTTAGTAGATTAAGTGATTGAGATTGAATGGTAGATTGATTCTTTATCTCTTCTCCTGCAATCTGCAATGCTGTAAACCTACCGCTTAATTCTCCTGCATCTTCATGTGTCATTTCAGTACCGAACCCTCTGGAAGTTGAAGGTTGGGATGTTGATTCTTGCGAAATCTTGTCATATCCGGTGGCTGCGGCAAGCTCGTCACGGAGCTTCATCGCTTCTTCAATGTAGCCCATATACTCGCTGTTCAACGCATTTCTTTCGGATTCCGTCAAAGAACCATCCTCCATACCCTTTGCAAACTTCTCATACCACTTCTTTAGCTTGTCCTGATAAAGTGTGCCTATCTGCTCGGAGAGCATAGCTTGCATGAAGTATTCCGAAACATCCTCGGCTGCATCTTTGGACGACGCTTTCATGTCCATAAGGGTATCTATGAAATTACTGTACACACCATCGAATGTGGTTTGTGTAAGCTGCTCGTTTATCTGATTATGGATTTCCTCAATACGTTCCTCCCCCTCGATAATCTTATCAAGATAATCTCTCACATCGCCATCTAATTTAGCCCAAAAAGTAGGTGCTTCTGACTTTAGTTTCTCCAACTGTTCAGTAGTCAGGTCAAACAATCCTGTCATGCGTCCGGTACCTATAAAATCCTTGGCGTCTTTGACTGACATGTCGAGTGCGTCGGCAATGTCCTGCCAGTCGCTTGACGAGGTATTCTTTGCCATGCGCTTGCCAATGGAATGAGAACCGGCAGACGCACCGGAGTTTAATCGTTCACGCCCAAGTATTCTGTACGCCTCAATGCTCTTGTTGACAAGTTCAAGAGCCTCTTTGCCTACCTTGTCCGCTTCTGCTCCGTAGGATGTGTTGATGTATTCCAGCTTCTTGTCTATCAGCTCATCCCATATCTCATTGAGTTTGTTATATTCCTCGACCATCTCGTTATAGTGAGAATAATCGGCACCATCCAAACCCGGTATTAATCCTCCCAAAGAAATAACAGAAGTCAAAGCCCCTTTAACGGTTTGTAGACTACCGGTGATGATAGACATAGGCTTCATCAAGTCGATATTTCCAAGTCCGTTCAGCATCTCACCAAAACCGGACATTGTTCCTTCCATCCATTCAGGTGTTTTTATACCAAGCGTTTCCATGATACCGATAACTTGATTACCGGCATCGACATATTGCCCTATCTCATTAATTCCTTTATGTAAAGCATCCGTGGCTTCATATAGGGCTTTCTGCTTGCTGTTCTTTGCACTTTCAAGGGTGGCTTTGGCATTCTTCTTTTCTTCATCAGTACCTTCTTCCAAAGCTTTGTTATACGCTTTCTGTGCTTCACGCTGTGCATCCGTGACTTCTTTGAGGGATTTGAAAGAAATAGACATAGTTTCAAAAGAATCACGTTCTGAAACCTTATCATCAATCCGTTCAATAGCATCTACCAGTTCTTTAAGGCTTTCAGGAGATAAATCCTTTTGAGATGATATAAAGTCTTTAAGGTTCGCTTTCAACTTTTTCAAAGTATCAGTAGAAACCTTGTCAAGATTACCAAAGACTTGTTCCCAATTCATATTTTTCTTGAATTGTTCAGCATCAAGTTTGAATATATCTTCATTCTTGATTTCTATACGTTTCTCTATAGAACGGTCAATCTTTGCTACTTCATCCATATTACCTTTAGATTCCGCTTTTTTACGAGCTTCTTGAAGTACAGCAATATCATCATTGAATTTCTTTTCAATGGCAAGGCGTTCATCTGTATATGAGAGATATTCATTAGCGAGATTGCTGTATATCTTTTCGTTATTTAGGACAGCTGCTTTATACAGCGCATCGTAATATTTGTTCTCGTCATCCGACAACTCAATATCGGGAGAATCAAAAGACTTGCCTTTATTTTTCGGATTAGCTTCCCATGCAGCGCGAGCATCCTCAACTTTCTTCCGCAAAGCATCTTCTTTTTGTCGGTCAATAGCCTGCATCTCCTTTTCAAAGTTGAGTTCCATTTCAGCGATAGTCTTGGCAGAACCTTCATCCATAGCTTTGATTCGGGCTTCATCAACTTCCATCTGCAAATCTTCGGTAGAACGTTGCTGTTCTAATGATTGCTTATCAAGGAGGGCATTATATTTATCAGTCTGCTTACGAAGTTTCTCGGTTTGATTATCTTGTTTGGACGAAGAATCATAGACTTTCAATTCTTTTTCGGCTTCTTTCAGCTTCTTAACATTACCCTTGTAGCTCTTTACAACAGCAGTGTCTATTCCTTCAAACTTACCAGCATCCATTAATTTCTTTTGAGAAGACGCAATGGAGTTTAAGGCTGTTTCTGCTTCTTTCTTCTGATTAGTCCAATATTCCTTATTTTTAACAACAACTTTCTTGTCATCTTTTTCTTTTTGCTTGTTAGCTTCTACCTGTATCTTTTCAATATCAGCTACCACCTTTTTAGCTGCTTCAAGTTTAGATTTAGCATCTGATAGTTGAATTTCATATTGTCCTGAATATGTACCTCTTTGAGAATCTGCGGCTATTAAAGCATTTATTTTATCAACCTCTTTTTGAGCTAAGACAACACTCGTCTTAGCTCCGACAATTTCTCTCCTATCGGATGCTTTGTTTATTTTCTCTAATAAAGAAAGTTTATCCATCAACTTTATCTTCTCAATATCCATATTTTTGAAGACTTCCGGTAGTATATTTTGAAGTTTCAAATAAGCATCTGTTTTTTTATATTGAGTAGAAGTTTCATCTCTGATTACGCTAAGTAATTCATTTATCTTATTTTTCAGATTTTCAGAAGCATTTTTCATTTTCTCCATTGACTCAGCAGCAGAACGAGCCGTCTTTTCAGCATAAGTTGTATGCTCTGCCAATGTATATACAGCAACACCGAGTGAAACAACAGCCATTCCCACTGCTACATAGGGATTCATTGCGAGAACCTTGTTATATGCAACTTGAGCAACAGTAGCAGCTTTAGTTGCTGTAATCTTCGCCCATATAGACTTTACAGAACCTTGTTCAACAATAGTATTTATCAGTAACCCAGCTCGATAAACACCATAAATTTCGATAAGAGCCAATACACTCTTACCTATAATGTCATAGTTCTTAACGATAGTATCGACAGCAGATATACTTCCTGAAATCAAATCTTGATTAGCAAGTCCTATTTCAGCCAAAGCCGTTGTTATCGTATCTTCCAAATTAGACATTTGTCCCTCAATAGTCTTTGCAATAGCTTCCGTAGAGCCTTCAACGCCTTTCATTGAGCCAAATTGTTCAACGGCTTTCATTACAGATTCAACTGTTCGGTCACATTCAACTGTCATATCACGGAACGAAAGCTTAACTTTATTCCCTTCTGTTTGAACACGAACACCGAACTCTTTCCAACGCTCTGGATTATTTATATCAAGTATCGCCTCTGTTAGCTGGTCGAAAGGTTTTGCTACTGTATTGGTAAAATCTCCCATTTTTTTCATGGCATCCATCGAAGGAGTGATACCACGATTGACGAATTTTATAAAATCATCCGTCAGTTCATCAAGTTGGAAGTTTGTTTTTGCGGCAAAGCTATTTATGTCAGATAGATATGCTTTTGCTTTTTCGGAACTACCATTCAGAGCATTAGTTAATACAGATTCATACTTTTGAAACATTCCAGCTGTTGATACTACATTTGAAGCAACTTGTTTCAACATTGCGATTCCACCAATAGCAGCAAGTGTCTTCTTGAATGAGACTCCTACACCTTCATTAACGGTAACAACAGCCTTGCTTTCATCCTTGAACAAAGCGTATTCATCCTTTAGAGCTTTGGTAGATAATCTTGCAAGAGCTTGTTGTGATTGTAATTCACCAAGAGCATACTTTTGTTCTCCTAATGCTGCCTTTGCACGGTTTAATTCATCTGATAAAGATTGTCTTTTAGGGTCGTACTTTCCTAATTTCTTATATTGTTCTGTAAGCATTGAAACATCATTCTGTGTCTCACGTATGATGTCTTTTTGTTTAATGATCTCTTCGGATAAGGAATTGACAGCTTTTTCGCCATCGTATATACCTTTTTTGAATCCCGTTTCCATCTCTGCTCCAGCTTTAGCGGCATTAGTTACCAACTCATCCAACCTTTGATTAGATGCAGCAAGTTGAACATTTAAAGCCTTGAAAGCAGCAGGAGACTGCGTGCCATCCATGCTCATTAACTCCTGCTTTAATTTTGCAATTTCATTACGAAGTCTTACAACTTCTTCCCAGTCACTACCTACCTTAAAATATAATTTCGCCATATCTATTTCTTTTTCCTACGATTAGCCAATTCCTTACCACTGATTCTATTCACTTTTTGACCACCATATACTGCGTGTAATTTATCCCGTTGCATCATCAGCAAATTCCGATAAGGGATAACCTCAAACACTTCTGTATAACTCAGATGAAGCGTGTCAATCAAATGGGCTATCTGCCCGAAGAACGTTGCGTTTCCTACTGTTTCGGTCTTGCTGCCAGCATCGACACGTTCCTCATCGAGCTGACACACTGAAAAGCCGAAATATCCATCATAGAGAAACAGACTTCCAAGGCATCTTTGACTTCTTCAAAAGTGCCGTTCTCCAATTCTTTGACCAAACTATCATTCCCGCAGATGAAGCATGAAATACCTTTCAGCATATCTTCAGTAGCTTTAGGAAGCTCTTTAATAGCCTCCATGATATTATCTCCTCGCAGGGCGATATTGGAAAAATGATGAATGGCACGACAGATAACTTTAATTGTAGGCGGTTTGATGGTATAAACGATTCCACCTATCCCTACATTTTTAAAATCCAGCCCTAATAGGGCATCAGAAACCGTTTTTGCTGCTTGATTATTCATAACATTAAATTAAAAAGGCGGTGAGCAACCACCCACCGCCATCTGAAAACAATCCTTTTACTGAAAAATTATCAACCTTCCGGCACTACAACTTCCGATTCGTCAAACCACTTTTCGGAAGCCAATCCATCTACACCTGTGGAAAGGGGAACGGCCGAAACAGCCAATCCGACAGCCTTATCGGTATTAGAGCCACGGGCATTGATAGCCGCTTTCGGAAACACAACATAAACTCCGTCTTTGGTTTTACCAATCACACATTTATGAATAGGCTTATACTTGCCTCTTTCCCAATTCTTTTCTGTGGCTTTACCACCTTGTAAATCAGCCTTTGTAGCATAATCATACTCACCAATGGTGAAGTTGATTTTCACCTCACCCGGTTCAGACGTTTCCCGGTAGTACTCACCAGTCAAAGCGTTTTTGTAACGAGTTACACTTGCCTCTGCTTCTTCGTATTGATACGTGTCACCATGCACATTCTTGACCCGCTTCGTTGCTGCGTTTTTCAAGATGGTGGCTACTTCTGCGCCTGTTAATCCGGCAGCTGGAGTAGTAACCGTTTTAATCGGTTCTGCATAATACAGTTCGTCAATTTCTACTGCTGTAATCATATCATTTTACATTTAATACATTAAACAAAATTCTCACATTCACATAATGACACTTCAAAGCTGTGTCCGCTTCTGTACCGATAGAATCAATAGAGTAACGATATGTCATACCATCATAGGTGCTTACTACATCATCAAACAGCTTGCCAGCCTTTCTTTCAAGTTCGTTAAGCCGGATTGTGTTCGCTTCATTCTCGCTTAAATTGGGTACACATAGATTCACTTCTGCGAAAGATTTCTTCCAATAAGTTCCCGGCTGTTGTTTCTTCGTGTGGATGACAATCCTTTCGGACTTCAATTCACCCGTCAGCGTTTCTCCTGCTGGTACTATGTCTATTCCGAAAATCTTGCAGTCCCGGTAGAGGATGTTTCCTATGTCGGTGGTTACTATCATCGTTCAAATCTATCTTTCAATCTTTTTTCTGTCCTTATCGCTGCACTTCCTGCAACTTCAAATCCTTTGGATTCCACGAATGAAGCATAATCAGCTTCGTTTTTCAGAATTAAGCCATCTTCATTAACCTCATAATCATTCGATTCTCTCAAATGTTTTGTGTGGTCTTGATAGTTTCCGGTAGCTTTTGCATCTTCAACAAATGCCTCTCCCTCTTCTTTCATGCCAGCAACGACTTCGCTTGTTCCGTCCTCAAAGAACTGGTCAACATCCGAAAAGTCTGCATCTATTCCAACCATATTACTCTATAGGAAAAATAGTTTGTTTCCAAAGGGCTTTTAGCAACTCCTTCACCTCTTATGCTTCCATCGGCATTCAAACAACGAACCTCTGCACCTGCTTCAACCTTTGACGGCTTGTCAAAGACTACCTTGTACTTGAAATCATACAAAGCACCATTGATAGATACTTTCTTTTCCGCACTCACATCATCACAACGGCATCTGCATATATCCTGCCAGCTCTCACCACCTGTGCCGGGAATAGGTCTGCCGAACTCATCCTTATCCATCGGGGTGATAACCTTAACCTGCAATATGTGTGGAGCGAATATCATAAGAAAGTCACTTTAGGTTTGTTACTCAGTTCGTCTTTCAAGCCGTACTGCTTACACAGAAATGAATAGTAATCCTTAATGCCTTGAATGTTCCAAGACATAGAAAAACCGCCTTCACTGATTGAAGTGGCGCGAAGCAAAAGAGAGGGGATGAACTTCGCAATTGCTACAGAGACACGGACACAGCAATGCTCATTCATCTCATCCTCTCCGCTTATCTTCGAGGTAAGACACATATCCAAAATGTCAGCCTCCGATACCTGAATGCCGAATATCTGAAACTTCTGTTGTATGTAGTCGTTTACCGTCATCTTAATATGGTGTAATCAGTGTACTATATGCTGTATGGCTATAATGTGTGCAATACTTCGACTTATAGACGTACCGGAACGGGCATTTAGGAACTGAAATCTGTTTCCTTTGCATTGCCGTAATAGTTACTGTTTGCTTCACCGGACTATCCACAACCATAAATATTGGCTGCGGAGTGATCAGCACAACACAATCAACAGAAGATGCTTCAAAAGTGATACACTGAATGTCTGGCAAACCAACATCAACAGATGGATTCACATACTCACACTTGGGAGATTCCACACTTGATGCCTGCACGTCCAACGAGACCAAAGACATCATCAAAAAGCCACACATGGCAAAAATAAAATTCTTCATTTCTTTTCTGGTTTATAAAATTAGACAATGGAAGGGTAGAAACACTACCCTATCCTTACTCGATACCTAATGCTTCTTTCAGCTTGGCAGTTGATTCTTCATCCAGTTCTGAGACCTTAGCCAAAAGAGTTTCTTCTTTCATATTGCCGGAAGCCTGCACGCCGATGGACTTCAAAGCATCAATCAAAGCCTTCTTCTCAAACTCCTTTTCAAAGAGAGAGATTTTCACCTCCTTCTTTTCTTCAGGGGCTTTCACTTCGGTATTTTTTGCCTCAATCCGTTCAGCAAGTCTGCGGCTTTCCATATCCAGCACACGGGCTTCCTCACCGACTTCAATCACTTCACCGGGAGTATAATACTTTCCGGTGAACTTGTCGCGGAAAACTGATATAACCTTTACTTTCATATCCTACCCCCTTATGCTGATTGAATGGATGCAATTTCGCTCAAATCGAAATTGGTAATCAAATCTGGATTGGAAATCTGCGGAATCCACTCTGCCGTATATTCCATGTAGCGACCGTTTTTGTCACGGTAGTTGGAGATAAGCATCTGCCCCTCTGACGGGATATAAGTACGTCCTTGTACTGGGTCTGTCGCTTCATACGGGGTATGATGGCGCATATAACCAATGTTGTCAGAAGGTAACAGAGTAATACGGTTATCCGCGTAAATCTGCACATTCTTTCCCGTCTGGTCTTTCACGTAGTCCTCCTTGATTTCAATACGCGGCAAACCGATGCCGGTGAACACTTCGGAAGCCAAAGAAGAGGAAACCAATCCCGTACTCAACTTCATTTCGTTGCTGCCGAGAATCATCTTGTACTGCTCACCAAATTCAGATGAACCAAGAATAAGCTTGTTGAAAGATGCACGAGTCATAACCATCTTGGCATAAACGCCATAGTCCGGTGCCAAGGAATGAAGTTTCTCTCTCAAATAAGAGATAAACATATTCTTTCCGTCCACAACCACATCTCCACTTTTCGGCTTGATAAAATTGAACGGAAGGGTAATCTCCAGCAGTTTATTATTGGTCTGACCGGAAGTGATTGCAGCGTCTTTGTTGTAAACGGTGGCTTCACCAAGCATCAACAGCGCACCGACAATAATATCCATACGCTTGTGGGCGGCAAGGGTAATCTGACGGTAGTCGTCTGCCAGGAAGTTTACAATCTCTTCCATTGCAGCCTTTTGGTCGGCTGGCTTAGCGGCATTGAACTTGTCAATCAAATCCTGCAATTCAGAAAGACGGTCAATAGACATCTGATAAGCATCACCCAAATAGGCAATCTCACCATATCCGGAACCGATGTTCCGACGTTCACGGATGGGTTTCTCTCCAAAACGCGAATTGATGGAGCCGGCCATAACTCCGGTTACAGAACCGATATAATCCTTGAACACACGAGTAGTCACTCTGCGGAAAGTAAGATACTGCTGCCAATAGATTGTGTCCTTGCGTGTCTGGTTCACACGTCTGATGATAGCGGAAACAATGTTCGCATCATCGAATAATGTTTGAATCGTTAAAAACATATCCTACCTCCTTACTCGTTAAATTCAAACCATCCCTTCATGTTGGCTTTATCGTTCTCGGAGAACGGCATAACCAATTTTGAGGGTTCAATTTCTGCGGCTGTACGAAGCAATGAAACCAATGTGATTCCGTCCTCAACCTTTGTACGGTTAAACAGAGCCGAATTAGCCACATGCTTTTGCTTTAAACCATCAACTGCAACCGCATTGAATAATACGGCATCTTTGGCGATATTCTCACCAAAAGCAGCCTTGATAGTCAATACATCATAACCGGCATTAGACTTATCAATTGCCGTTACTTCTGCACCTTTCTTGCCACTTCCGACAAACATACCCACATAAGCCAAAGAGTTCTTGGCTACTTTGATAGACAAAGCCTCTTCACCAGTGGTATAGGCTTCCACAACTCTCACATTGATTACCGCATAAGCGAACTTGTTTTTCAAGTCCGCACAAATCGGTGTAAATCCAGGAAGAAAACTTCCCACTACAAGGTTCTGCGTGTCGAGCTTGAACGGGCCACGTCTACGGATGCCTGTCTGGACATCGTAACGTTCCTCTTGCTCAACAGGCGGAACCAAGTCATACTTAAATCCTGCTGACATAATTAATTCTTGTTTTGTTCAACAATAGCATTCGTTCCCTCGTCAATCATCTTGGCGATAGATTCAGCTTCTTTCTCAATCTTCGCTTCCGCTGATTCGGGAGGGGTTACGCCTTTGAAGCCGTCATTTGCGAACTCCTGTTTCAAGTCCTTGAAATAAGTATCCAAGTCCTCATCGTCTTTGATGGCGCACCTCTTGGCGTAGTTTTCGGGAATACCATACTTTTTTGCCTTTGCCATAATCTGCTCCTGCCGGGTAGCTTGTAACTTCTCTGTCTCGAATTGAGCGAGCTTATCAGAAAGAGGTTTAACGGCTGCACTCACTGCGTTAGCAATAATAGCCGCCATGTCGTCCGTCTTATCTTCTAGCTTCGGATTAGGGTTAGGATTGGGATTAGGATTCTCAATTGACTTACCGTCTTTAAGGTTATGTTTCTTCTCGTAGTTGGAAACTGCGGTCTTGGAAGCATCCCCGGCACGGAAATCACCATAGGAATTTAGCACGTCCGAGAAGCTGATACCCTCAACAATGGAGTTTACCTTTGTCTCGTCCGTTACACCCTCTGCCTTCTTAGTGGCAATTCGGGTTAAGATAGCAGTGTCCACCCCAGTAAACTTCTGTTGCAGCCCTGCCAAGATTTGTTCTAAGATTGTCATACCGTATGAATTTGATTTATAAATTTCTACGGTAAATTTCGGCATTAATAAGCTATGTGAAAAATTATCAGATAGGTGATACACGACAATGAAACGATTGTCGTAAAATGGTATAAAAAAGGCGTGAAACCGAATGGAATCACGCCTAAATAAAGTATTGTAACTTATGCCGGTACAGCCATTAATTCACGCCCTACTGAACGTATTGTTTCTATAATATCTTCAAAACGTTTCTTAGACGGCTTCTTTGTTCCGCTTACATATTGAGCAAACAAACTCTGAGAAATACCTAAACGTCGTGCTATGGCAGCAGCATTCAATTCAGGATGAGCTATAAATAAATCATAAAGAGGATTAGATTTCCTTTCCCGAAAGAATCCCTCAAAACTCAAATCTTCATCAAGCTCTCTCCAATGTATTCCGTCATGGCTCGTTGTGAAATTTGCGCGCTGCGCAGGAGTAGCCCATTTCAGCCTTTGGAAATCTGAAAACTTCTCACATGCCTCCTTCCCGTCAGTGGTACGTATCCATACCTCCGTATCAGTCAACCATACCTTTTCAACTATGATATTTTCCATAACCACTTATTTTGATTTATTAAAAAATTTATTCCAATGCTCTGCTATTACTTCTTGATTTTCTTCTATAACTGATTCTACAAGTTTCAGTTCAGATGACTTCAAGCCATTATTTTTGATTAATGTAACTGGAAATAAAGTGAATTTAGCACTTACATCCCCTTTGATTACATGAACATGTATAGGCTCATGGTCATTAGCGTAAAACATAAAACGAAAACCAAATAAAATAAATATCGTTGGCATACCTTTCTCTATTGATTACCCTACAAATATAGGTAATTATTTAATTACCTACAACTATTCAAGCAAAAAATTAGCGGCAATTCTTTGATGTTGCCGCAAAATATTCTATTTTTCTTGTACTAAAATTATAATCCCTATAATTTTTCTGACTAAGAGGCATTTTTCTGTCCCTTATTTCCGATTTGCTCATTCTTTGCCGCTTGCTCCTCCTTGATTTCTGCAAGCTCCTCTTCTACCCTATCAGCATTCCCGGCAAACATGATACCTTCACGGGTTGACCAAATTCCACCACTGACAGCGGAAACGGCAGTAGTCACCTTATCATTCAAATCATCAATCATATATGGAACCAGTTCTGTTTCTATGTCAATGGTCTGCGATGCCTTGCTAAACTCGGTTGGATTGATAGAGCCTAAAGCGGAAACAATGAAATTTACTCTCCGCTGTAAAAACTCACCGATAACCTCACCGTGATTTTCTACCGCCATGTGTGCACCCATGAACATAAAGCGGAAAGCGGTTCCTGATGCTTTGCCTACCCCCTTCAACGTCTCAAAGGATATTCTTGGAGTGTTTGACATATCATAAGCCATATTGGTGAGTGTTTCTGCTTCAAAACGTACCGTATCCGGAACTTGGTTCCACGTCAGATACTGGGCATCCGCACCTTCACCTGTAAGTTTGACCATTCTATCCTTAACCTTACCCATGAAACCCTCCACGTCACCGATAAGTTTCAATAAAGGGAAGAAATGATAATCGATGCAATCTGCATAATTGGATAATAATTTCTCCAACCGAACCCGAAAAGCCTTTATCTTTTTGCAATAAGGTTCAGGACGGTAGGCATAGAGAACCGGTAATTTGGGGAATCCATGAGCAAAAGGAGTTCTTTCTTCATATCCTTTAGATAAATCCCATTGATAAACCATTTTGTCCGTAATAGCCATAAAACAGGTGACCTCCGAATCATCCATGAGCTTCTTTTTATACTCACGTGAGAAAGCAATCATTTTACCTTCATCGTTAAAGAACGGGTATAGTTTATCACCTCTGAATGGAGACCATAACACGCTTTTCAGTTTCTTGGTGGGCTTGACCTTGCCACCGAACGTAGTCTTAACTTTCTTCCAAAACTTTGCCCAAAACGAATCATCATCGGTAACATACCAATATTCTGCCGCTTCTTGTTCGGAGAGCCAGGCACGGACAATCTTCTTGTTTTGGTATTTGATTTTGTTGGATTTAAATACAGCCTTTACCGCATCCAGCAGCTTCTTTTCATCATCATCAGTCGGAGTGCAATCCATAGACGGTTCTGTGCCGACCGTGAAAGCAGTTTGAATATTCACTATATCCTGTTCCAATGGAATGGAAATACGGTTCACCGGTTCAGTCTTATACTTTGCTTCGATTTCATAAGTCTTACCAGTTTTTTCATCGAAGTGTTTCTCAGCTTCTTTTTCAAGAACCTTTCTGTCCGGATACTTCTTTTTGTCAACCATAATTTCATGGCGTTCCGGATTCCAATCGTCCCAAAGTTTACAACAGTCGGGAAGTTCAGTCTTCCTACCTTTCTTCAGGTAGTTTATCTTCTGCCCGATATCGGGCAATGCTAATATTTCTTCTAAATTCAATGGCATAGCTTATATTTTTAGTGTGTGAATATTCCAGTTAAATCTTTCGGCTTCAAAATGCGTCCAAGCAAACAACCCAATACATAATATCTAATGGCATCCATCAAATGATTATATTCATCTACTGGCTCATTGATGTAGTTTCCATCCTTATCTTTATCCCAAACATATTTCCGAAGTTCAGTAATAATATTGTAAGAGCGTTCTGTTACAAAGAACTCCATGTCTTTAATCTTATCAATACCCGCTTTGATGGAGCCGGGAAACTTATCTACCGGATAGATATTCACGCCTCTGTTCTTTATCTCTTGAATCAATCGAGGGTCTTGCGAATCGGCAAAAACTTTCATAGAGAAAGGCTTTAACCTATTGGCAATAGCCGACGAAAGCATATCCGTTTCATAGAAAAGTTCATCAACATACAAACGGTTATCAATAATGCCACATCTTACAGCAGCGGAAGGATCATTAGTAAAGCCGAAGTCCTGCCCTATTCCTACCTTTTTGCATTCCTGCGGGAACTCTTTCACAATTCCCCACTTCTTGAACACAGCACCTTCTGCAACGTCAGCCCACCGGCCGATAACCACATGACCATACTTTTCAGGATTACTCACCTTCATATCCTCTACCTCTTTTAGAAACTCCGGTGAAAGATTCTCCAAATTATCAAAGTAAGTCGTATGAATGTGGAGCACATTCGGATGAGTGGAAATCTGAACTTGTACACCGTCAATCTCCACCAGCTTGTGAGTTTTCTCAATGTATTTCTTGTAGATGAAGTGATTGGAATCGCATGGGTTCATTATGATAATAATCCGGTTCTGAATCCCTTTCTTACGGATGGAGAGCATTATCTTGTCGAACTCATCTTCGCTTGTCCACTCTTCCGCTTCATCGCAGACGAAAGTCGTAATGCCTTGAATGGATTTCAGTTTTGCAGTCTGGTTCCCGGAAGAAGTCTTGATACCCCGGAACATGATACGGCTCTTAGTCATCTTATTGACTATATCCGTCTTGGTAGTCTTGAAATACTTAGTTGTTCCGTCAAGTTCTATCTTCTCCATCATTTCGGGGATGATAGACATACTGGCAGAAACCATCGTGTAGCGAGTATAGAGTATCTGATGAACTATCTTCTCTACGGGAGTCATTTCAAAGGTCAACCGCTCAATGAAAGTGGAAGCGTTGAAAGATTTTCCCGAACCACGCCCACCGGTGATAAGAATTATGAATTTTTCCTTATCGGTGTACAGAGGGTGATAAATTTCCTGCGGCTGTATCATTTCAACTTGTCTTTAATCCAGGAATCAATACTGATACCATGATTTATGTCGATAGGAATGTCGGCATCTTCATCAATTCTTGGAGCAGGTTTATTCCATTGTTCAGGTTTGCGGTTTTTAAGCCAAAAGATACCAGCCGTTGTATCAGGAGGAATCTCTTGTTCTAATTCCACAATTTCTATCCTTTCATTTTCACACCGCCTACCTTCTTCATCGTAATAAACATCTTTTACCTTGATAGCCTGCTGGACTTTTACTTTCATTCCGGTAGCTTTCGTGTAAAGAGTATTTTCTACTTTCAGCTCAAGAGGCGCCCGCCCGTTTTTTAATGCTTTGGATAATTCGGGGATTTTACCTTTCAATTCAGAGAAATACGTTTCATTGTAGCCGATGTTTGCAGCAATTTGCTTATCGTCTAATCCATCTCTCGCCCATCCTTCTATACGAATGAGATTATGGGGGTCTTTAAAGTCAAACTTCGGCTTTGCCATATTAATCTACTCTCTCTACCATATCCGATAAAACTTCACCTTTGATATATTTTTCTTGCGGTCTAAATCCGAACCGTTGCAAAAACACTTCTTTATTACTTTGGTTACTGAAAGTAAGAACTACGAATGTATCTACTAATTCTTCATTCTTTGTTTGAGAATGGCTCATTACAGCTTTTCGCATCTCACGTTTATTGTCGTAAATTTCGTTATTCAACTTCATAACCTCCTTATCTGCTTCGCTTGGTTCTTCTATTGAGGGTAAATCTACTTCAACCCCTAAAATACCAACATCGTTAATATCAAGACCCGCGCACTCGAAATCTATATCACTCAACATTGAAGCCAAAATATCAGTATCAAATTCACCCTGAACTTTTGTATTGTTGAAAAATATATTTTGTTCCTTTTCTTCTTTCTCGGACAAATCTACCATAGCAACTGTCAGGTTATAGTCCTTTTTCCTTTCAAGCGAATCAAGGATAGATATACGCTGATGCCCTGACACTATATTCATCGTGTTTTTATTCACCACAATAGTATCAAGAAGTCCCACTCGTTTTATATTATCTTTCAACTTCTTCTTGGCTGAATCTGATATTTTTCGAGGGTTATATTCTGCATTTTTAATTTGCCCACGATTAATTGTAGCAGTTTCAAATTTCTGATATTTACTAACTTCCTCCATATTTGGCTTCTATTAAATTAAATTCTTTGATAATCTTCTTGTAATCCTCCGGATAATGTTTTTTAATGTACAATATTGTTTCAGGGCGGAAATTAATACCCGAACTACCTCTTTTACTCCCAAGCTTCAGCGGTTCCGGTAGTTTATGCAACTTTATATATGAAAGACAATCTTTATTAGTCCAGTTCACGATAGGATAATACTTTTCATAATCAAAATGAATATCTGACTTGGCAGCTTTGTTAAACATGCCTCTACGGACGAAAGAATCAGATATCTTCATTCCATATACGACAACTTCAGTTTGATACTTAATTTTTAGATAATCTTCAATATCACGTAGCTTCAACCTTTTTAGCCCATCAAGATGCTTCACACTGAATAAACCTTGCATTTTGAAGTTGTATAAATCAGTATGAGGCAACTGAATTACCTCGACATTTCCATAAGAGCGTGCCCAATTAAAGAAAGGTTCTACTATATTCAGCCCTTTCACATGGTACAAAAAGCAACATATAACCTTTTTAAACTGACTTTGAAGCAAATGTAACAAGACAATGCTATCTTTGCCAGTCGCAGAAAAAAACAATATCGCCGTATCACTTTTCTGTGATGCGTGCAATATTGTTTCTTTCGTTTTCTGCATAATCAAGGCGTTCATTAATCACCTCCAAATGCAGCAACAAGGTCAGAACGCTTTTGCGCCCTTGTTCCGAACCCAGATTGATGACCTACAGCCGCTTTCCCGGCATTTACTCTACGCCCACGGTTACTTATACCAGTGATGCGATTAATACGTCTTCTAATACTTCCGACTCAGCTTATTTCTCACCTTTAAAAGTTTCTACTATATTACCTAACTCAAATATTATATATGCCAATGCATATTCTTTACCCTTTTCCATCCCAATGATAAAATCACCATTTTCATCATATAAAAACTCAACACGAGCGTCTTTTACTTCAACGATAAGATATGGGCGTTTACCTTTATATTCGCCTGTAACCAGTTTAAGCTTATCATACGATTTAGCTTTAACCATTACTTCTGAATCACCATCTGGAATATCTTCTTCTCTCTCATATTCTTTACCATCAACGATAAAAGAAACGTAATTTTCAACATTACTTGGCTTTATTTCTCGCCTCTCAAAATCTTTTTTACCAGAAAGAATCTCATCAAAATACTTTTGCTTAATACTAAGGGTCAAAATGTTCATAATCGTGTCATTTTTTAAATTAATATTCATAGTTGCGGGACAGGGATTCGAACCCCGGACCTCTACCAAGTCAAAGTAGCGAGCTGACCACTGCTCTACCCCGCGATAGTACCCCAAAGGTACTACCACAACCAAAGATAACGAAATATCTTCAATCGTTATACACGACAATCGGTTTATTGTCGTGAACTAAGCCATTTGTCCCGTCTTTCTCTACATGCCTCTAAGGTAGGCGCACAACAAGAAAACAATTCACCACTTTCAGTACGGTAGTCGTACTGGTACATTCTCACTCTCTTTCTGCCTAACTTCGTTGTGTAGGTAGTGTAATTCTCTTTACCGGGCTGGCATATACTGCAACCGTTTTTGTTTATTGAGTTCATAATCATTTATCAATACTTACTTAGTAATTTGTAAAACATTCGCCTTTTCTCTATGTATTTACAACCATTTCGTCTAAGACCTCGCTTTGATTTTGATACTGTCATTTGGCAACCTGCAACGCCAATGTAAATGCAATTTGAATGATGCCTTTTAGCTTCTTTGAAAGCCCACCAAATCGCTTCACGACAATATCTATAACTATCATTTTGAACACCCTCGTATCCTCTACTTAAAATGAAGTGGCCTATTTCATTTGCTTCTTCTTCTGAATAGCATATTGTGAATATATTATTCATCCTTTCTTTGTTTTACTTGTTCAACCAAAAACTTTTTAAAATCATTCTTGTACTGGCTGTGAATGATTTTATACTGGTGGGATAGGTTAGGCAATTGTTTGTAACCTTTGCTATACAAGAATTTGGCTACAAGCTCAATTTTTGCACGGTTACTAAATCCTCTGTCTTTGCACATGTTAGTTATACAGACATTCGCCTTGCTGGTAGGCTTCTTTTCAACTGGCGACACATATTCACGTCTGTCATAAGCGTGCGTTCTCGGATAACCGACCGCTTCGCCTAAATATTCACCTGTGATGCAATCAAATTCACCACTAATTAAACTATCTGCTATTTCACCCATAATAATCAATATTTAATGTTTCACATTCAATCTTTCTTCACTTGTATAAGCCACTACAAGCCCAGTTTCATCATGTTGTATGGTGATGTACTTTTCACCCCTTTCTATGGTGGTAAAATCGCACATACTACATAACTTACCCAATACCTTGCCCAGTTGTTTCATCAGTGGGGCTTCGGGGCTGATAACTAAAACTAAATCTGCTTTCATAATCGTGTATATTGTGGTAGCCCGAAAGCTACCGGATTAAACTTCAGTCAATCTGCCATACGTTTCTTTGACGCGTTGTTTTGACGCCTTGCAAACTCTTTGGCTAATTCATAATCTGCGAAATAATTGATACGATTACCTGTTTCAGTGTTTACTACCTCATAAACCTTGCAACCACACTCAATTGATTCGCGAACTACATATTTACTCTGCTGATTCATAATCGTATATATTTTGCATGGCTTTCGCACTGCTGGTTAAACTTATCTTTTATCTATCACTAAGTAATGGTCCGCTAAGCACTTTACCCATTGTATTCTATACTTTTTTGAAGCACATCTAAATTCAATGTCTCTTATAGCAGAAAGAATATTAGACACGCTTTCATTATAATACTTTGCGAGTATAGTTAGTACATGATAGCTTTCTTGCGGTGTAAAGTGCAAAGAACTTCTATATCTCTTTGCTGTCTCATATACTCTTTTTGAGAATGATTCAATAGTCTCAAAATCTTCTTTTCTATAATTAAAAAGGTCTGTTGCTTTCATTATCGTATATCTTTTAATTGTTATTCAAACTATGTTTTGATTATTACGATGCAAATATCAAACTTTATTTTGAACAAACCAAATTTTGATAGAAAAATTTTCAAATTATTTTTTGATACTATTCTTGTGTATTCTATGTATAATTTGAAAACTATTCCTATCTTTGCATCAAATTATAATTTGAATATCATGCTAAGAGTACAAGAAATCTGCAAACAGCAGGGTATCACCATGCAAGACCTTGCCAAAAAGATGGGCGTGACATATCAAGCCTTGTATGCCGCAGTGTCCGGCAACCCTACCATTGGGAAGTTAGGAGAAATTGCAAAGGCATTAGGTGTAGGAATAACTGACTTGCTGAATGAAGATAAGGAAGAAAACACTGTTGTTTGTCCTCATTGTGGAAAAAAAATTAAATTAGAGAAAGGAGAATAATATGGACTATTTAATAATTGGAATACTGTTCTTCATAGGGAACATTGTTTGGAGTGTTATCTTATTGTGTTTTCAGTCTTACGCCAAAAAGAAAGGAGAAGATTTGGCAACAAAAGAAGATATTGCAGGGATTACTAAAGAAATCGAGTCTGTAAAAGATAGCTATAATAAATCATTGGAAGAACACAAAATTGAACTTCAAAAAGAATTTGAATCATATAAGTATATCAATGAATTGTGTAACAGCATAGATAAGGAATTATTAAGAAAGCTTGTTACTTGCAAAAGGGAAATGGAAAATGATTTTAGAATACATCGAGACAACGATGATTATGGTTCTTGCGAATCATCAATCCAATCATTATATGATTACTTAAAAAATTATGATGTAAGATATAAGCACAATGAAAACGTAAAACTAATTTTTGAACATTATGAAATAATTGAAGGACTACATGAAAATTATGAGGAAGGATGTGGTCCGTTTGATACACCACAGTACATAGAGGAGCTTAGCAGAATCCATAGTTATGTTGATAGACTAATAGCTATTTTCTTACCAAAATTTTCAATAAAGCCGGAGCACTAAACTCCGGCTCATTAATTGATTAGCCCTTTGAATTTCAACCGATTTACGATTTCGGTGTAAAGATACTCTATATCCCCGCTGAAATCCCCATAATTCTGATAGAGAAAAACGACATCTGCGCAGTTGTCGGAAATTGTACTCTTGGACTGAATCCCCAATACTCTTGACATCTCCTCACGTAACCCTGCAGTCATTTTCCCACCGGCAAGCGAGCTTGGAGAAAACAGATACAGGATAATGAAAATGAACTTCTTCCGCTGGGTTACACTGTCAATATTCGGTGGACATCCTCTCTCATTCAGCAACTCAACGAATATCTTGTAGATTTCATGGATAAGGCTTTTGTCTTTCAAAATTGGGGCGGTCAAGGCGTTTTCTTCCTCTGAAAGTTCTGATTTCTCAATACGAATCTTTTTAAGACGAATTATTTTGTTAAAATCCAGTTCCATAACACGATTATTTTAAAAGTAAATAGTATATTTGCATCATAATCGTGTGAGGGAGGATTGAGTGGTCGTGCGCTTGGTTCTCCTTTTTTTTATTTTACAGAGTTATTCTTTTCCTGAATAATCCGATTTTGCTCGTTCACCTCCCTACCCCATATCATAGCGGAATAGATGGCTTTTGCATACAAAAAGAGTTCCTCACGACTGGTAAGGAACTCAACTCGAAGGGCTGCACATTTCGCATCAGTCCAGACATTTTCATTTCTACTCATTGACTATTTGTTAATTTTATAAATCTATTACGTTAATGGTTAACATACATATCCGCTTGCTAAACCATGTTATAAGATGGCTGAACAAAGGCTCATAATTTGCATAACTTCCACAAATCCGTACCTTTGCAATGTGTTTTTCATAGTATTAGATTAAGGTTAATAAAAAAGATTGGCTGTCTGGGAAGATAGCCTTTTTTTGTAACCATTGGCAATATCTTTTCTTTATTAATCACCTGGTCGTTCATACCGTTTCTTCAATTGTTTCAAGACTATTTCCATGCCGTTATCAAGCCCTTTCTTATACCCGGCTACATTCTCCCCTATATTGTAAACCAAACAGCCTGCAACAATAAGGACTACTCCTAAAGCTCTATGCCAATAAGGGAGTGATATGCTGAACGGTGAAAATGTCAACCGGAAATGCCCGATAAACAATACTGCGATGATGAATATCGCAATAAAGAAAATGAGGTCTGTTTTCATATCTATTCCTTATATTAAATTGGGGCTATCGTAAATATTACTGACGATTGTCATAGTCTGCCATTCGCCTAAAGGTTTCATGCCGACTTCTTTTTCAAAATCGAATTGTAATGCGAATGTCGCGAGTTTTTTGTTCCACAATACAAGAGCTATCCATTGACCACATACAAGTATGTCACCTTCGTATATTTCTTTCCCGTTCTTATCGCACAAGCCGGTGAACTGCCCTACGGTTTCAGCCCATACGTCGTAGCAGCAGCCGTCTTCCGGAGAATATATCTTCGCCTTGTCCGTGAGGATAAGTCCGTTTTCGTCCCTTCCGGCAGTATAGAAAAAAGAGAGAAATCCATATACCCATTTCCCCGTATCAGTACTTTTACCTCTGAATTTTATTTCACGCTTCATAATCACTTTTACTATTCTTTAATTTGTTATACTCATCCTCAATACATTTATTGATTTTAGCGGCCTCCTCGTATCGTTCCTCATTAATCATTGCGCTTTTCAGCCATTCAAGTTGGTTTATATAAATGAATCGGTTACACTCTGAAACCCTACGGGTGTATTCCCTTATCTCATTCAGCTTGTCCTCCATGCGCCTATGCCATCTGCTTACCATGATTAGGACAAATCCTAATGCAATGGCATTGAATAAAGTGATGGAGATTTTAATTATCAGTTCCACGGTTTCCATAATAATTTTAATCAATCAGTTCAAATTCGTAAGCAAATACATAAGGGTTACTTCCCCATGTGTCACGACCGGAGACTTTATCTATAAGGGCGGCAAAGGCTAATTGAGGTGTAGAATAGGTAATTCCCCATCCAACCTTGTCAGCGGCTTCTTTTAAAGAAAGACACGGGTAATAACTGATTAAACATTGTGGGGCTTTGGTAGGAACGGTATGCGTTACCTTTACAACACCTTCAGCCAGGCAATCTTCATCGCTAATGTCTTGCAACCGTTCTATCTTGATGTTGGTAATGCGAATATGGTGGGGCATAAGGTCAGCGCGGACAAACATTTTATTTTTCCAGCCGGGTGCGAATTTAGTTTTAGTATAAAATCCTATTCCGTCCCTATCATTAAGTGCAATTTCGGGATTCATCCCTAAACTTTCATAACTTTGCGCAATGGCAAGAACTTCACCAACCTTGTATTTTGACAATATCTCGCCCATATCAAACTCTCTTTCATCTGCATCATACATACAAGGCCAACCAACAATCTTTTTATCAGAATGGCGTCTGTGTATATTGAATCCGGCAACCCATTCTCCTTTAAAAGTTCTTGGACATTTGATTATTCTTCTCGTCATAGTCTTCCGACCATCCAATACGGCTTGGGTTAAGCTGTATTTATCATTAAACATTATTTTCTTCATTGCTGTTTCTCCTCTACCCTTTCAAAATGTACATTTTGCTTGTCTTGTCTGGTATAAGAAATGCAATTATAATCACTACATTCCGGTTTAACATAAAAATAGCATTTATCACAACCGCACATAATATCGCTATCTTTTTTCACGATAATTTTTTCTCCATTGCATTCAAATATTTCTCCGATTTTCATTTCTTGTCTCATAATCATATAAGTTTTAAACATTCCACCAAACCGGCTTCAAGTGCTTCCTCGTAGGTGTCCCACAGACCGCCATCATTAGTCCCCTTGGAATCATCATCTTCCTGCCACGTTCCGTTATCGGCTTTCACTATAGCATAGCCGTACCCTACAGCACTTCGGTATATTTCAATATGTAAATTCTTGGTTTCACGCAGCCACCTTTGGGCTAAAGATTGTGTAGGCAAAGAAAAACATTGTTTTGGTAGATTACTGTTGGTTCTATATAAGGTTACTCTTAGTATATTATCAATATCAATAACATTTTTGCAATACTCATTGAAGCCTTTCTCTTTCAGCAGCTTTGCCGTTTCTAATGTTACAAATTCTTCTGTCATAGCTGTATAAATAGTCTAATTGTTAGAACAATAGTCGTAATGATAAAGATTAATGCGAAATGTTTCCATATTTTTACAGTAACCTCTAAACCGTGCTTCTGTTTGTCAAACTCACTTAAAGCATAATTCAAAGCCTCGTCTTTCAGCCCCTTAAGCTTGTCATTCAAAGCCTCGGTTATATCGTCTGCGATAGCATACTTTACCTTTTCTGATACGGATTCCGGATAACCCCTCTCTTCATAATTCAATTCATTCAACAAACTATGATGGAATACATAAGGTATTCCATTCACTTCATAGAAAAGTTCGATACCGCTTTCTTTGACATATTTCAAGAACCTTTCCTCAGCAATCTCATTTATCCTTTCCTGGTTAGATTCTGCCTTATTCTTTATCTCGTTAAAATATTCCTCATCAACAATCATACAATTGTTTTCAAGTTTCATTACATGTGCTTTCATAATTATTCTCCTTTCAGTTTCTTTATCAGTGCATCAGCAAAACAAATACTTAATTTTGCCATTATACTTGAATCAACATTTATAAGTTGTTTCTGTGAATTGCTACAAAATCCTTGCATTGCCGCCTTCGCCAGTTCATAACGCCTCTGTTCCCAATCAATTTTCTTTTCTTCCATCTTTACCCTCCTTATTAATTTTAACAAACCCCTTTTGAATGCACCAACACAGCATATAATAGGCTGCATCTATCAACTTCGGCATTTTTTCTAAATGAACGGTTCCATTATTAGTTACGTCTACATATTTGAACCACCACAGCCCCACTTTCTTAAATATGTACAAATCATATATCTGTATAGATTCTGGCAGCTTGTCGAGAATGTCCTGCAAGGTGTAAGTAGGGGTTGTTTCCCAAAAATTAGAATCCAGTTTTTGGTTTATTACATACTCATAGATTTCAAGCTCCCACGTTGCAGATTTATATGAGATAGCACGACACCAACACATGCTTGCATCGCTTGTATCTAATCCAAGCTCCTGCAAGTGATTCATCTGTTCTATTGATAATACTTGTTTTGATTTCATAATTCGTAAGATAAAATTACAACCGTTAATGCAATGAAAATAATTGCTACTATCAAGGCGATAGATAGACATCCCTTTTCGTATTCTTCACCTTTCGATGGTGTATTTTCGTTATACCAATCTAATGGATGTTTAAATTCCATTTCTCACTCCTTTCTTTCTCCTTTTTAGCTTTATCACAAGCCGACTTCTTCATTACATACGGACAATCGCAATTCCCGTATCTTTCGTTATACCAACAGCAATAATTACACTGATGCATCATTTACCCCTCCTCTTCTTTAGTATTATCATCATAAACAAAATCAGCAGAATCTAACTGTGCCTTTGAAATAGAGACCTTATTCTTATCTTGCCATTCCATAATCTTGTTATGTATTCTTCTGTTTTCTGCTGGCGTGATAAAGCCGTGAATATTCAAATAGGCCCGACATATAGTCGCTATCGCCAATTTCTTTCTATTTTCCATTGTTATTCCTCCTTTCTATTTTCTGCACCTGACTTTGTTCCATTTTTAAACCCCATATCAAACTCCTTTCCCGTAAATATTTACAAACTCGCTGACATCCATATAGTCTATACCGAAATTCTCGGCCGTTTTCTTGTCACTGTCCGAAAACTGTCCTTCAAGACCGCTTGCATCACCAATCATCAAACAATCTTTTTCGCTTAAACCATCATTCCATGATTTATAGTTGTTAAAAAGTTCTTCAAGCATTCCTGTATTCGGCTTTCTCATAGGGTTGTTTCTGTCATTACTTCCACAATACATAAAACGCGTATTAATGTCGCAATAATCCATTATACTGTCATTCACATACTCGCACTTTACATAAATGAATGATTCCGGAAACAAACCTTTTTCTATTCCTCCTTGATTTGTCACAATAAAGATTGCTTTAGGATTCAAATTCTTAATTGCATCCAGGACATTTATATCCCATAATTTTAATCTCCTTGTCAAATACAGTTTCTTATAAACTTTTTCCTGTCAATCATACCGTTTTCCGATTCTTCCACCAAGTCAAAAAATGTATCAGCAGAACAAACATGTTCGTCTATCATTATACATATTCCATCACCGGGATAATATTCACACGAAACATCATTGTTCCAATCTATATGCTTTTGTGCTTCTTTAGCTACATTATCACAAGCAAGACTATACTCTATATATTTATTAGCAGCTTTCCTTATTTTGTCAAATATATTTCCTTTTATTTCTTTGTCTCCTTCTTTATCTTTTCATAGCACTCTTTACAAAAAACAAACACCTTTCCGTTATTGATTTTAACTTTAAAACCATCTCTCCTTAAATCAGTGCAAGTAGGTTTTAATTCTGCATAGTGATTTAAACCATTTCCGCACAAATCACACGAAACTTCATACCGTTTCTTTATCATTTTCAATCTCCTTTCTCCTTAATCCGTTCCAGTACATCCTTGTTTACTTCGAGTATCTCGTCGAATGAGGGGATAGGTCTCCAATGAGTAACATATCCAGTCTTGATGTAGGGGTATATCCATTTATCCACTTCTCGCATTGCCATTTC